CGATCAAGTATATGTCTCTGGAAATTGGAGAGCATGGATTGAATGGTTCAATTCTAATACTATTGAACGTAATAGAATTGAAAATATTGATGATTTTCTTGATGTTATCGTTTACAATCTTCCCAATTTGTATGAAGTAGTTGAAGAAGATGAAATTCCTGTTCCAATCAAGAATATTACAGCAGAATTCATTACAGATCGTGCCGTTTCTCATGAATTGGTTCGTCATCGTCCAGCCAGCTATTCACAGGAATCCCAGAGATATGTGAGATATGATGGTGGTATGCAGTTTATTAAACCAGCTTGGTATAATACTGCCCATGAACATGTCAAGTCATTATGGAAAACTTCTATGGCTGAAGATGAAGCTGTTTACAAATTGATGATAAATACTGGAATGAAACCTGAAGATGCAAGAACATTTCTTCCAAACTCAACAGCAACAAAAATCGTTACCACTGCTTCGGTTACTCAATGGAATCATATGTTTAAATTGAGACTTTCACCAGCAGCTTATCCACAAATTCGTATGTTATTGACACCAGTTTATTCCTATTTTGCTGAACGGGAATGGATTCTGTAATAATATTCTGAACTATTTTTTCAAAAGGCGATATTTTAATTAATGTCGCCTTTTTTGCCTTCTCAGGATGTATAAGTAGTATTACCCCGAAGTGAAAATAGAAGAGAGAAGTCAAAAATAAACACAAAAAGGAACATGTATGACAGATTTTCAAACAGATTTACAAAGATACATCCACATATCTAAGTATGCGAGATGGATGGAAAAAGAGAAGCGAAGAGAAACATGGGAAGAATCCGTTACCCGCTTAATTGATTTCTGGAAAAGCGAAAATGATGATGGTGGTGGATGCCCAATTTATTCTATGGATATCCTTGATGAGTTAAAAGAAGCTATCCTCAATTGTGACATCATGCCTTCTATGCGGGGAATGATGACTGCCGGGAAAGCATTAAAGCGTGATCATATTGCCCTTTATAATTGTACTGCATGTGCAATAATTCATCCTGCCGTTTTCTCTGAAGCATTTTACATCCTTATGAACGGGTGTGGGTTTGGTTTCTCCTGTGAGAGACAATACATTAATCAGCTTCCTGAGATTGCGGAAGATTTTTATGAATCAACAACAACCATTGATATTCGAGATTCAAAAATTGGGTGGGCTACTGGATTGAAGGAACTCATTTCAATGTTGTACAATGGGCAGATTCCTTCATGGGATCTATCAAAAGTTCGTCCCGCTGGTGCTCGTTTAAAAACTTTTGGTGGAAGAGCATCGGGTCCAGAACCTCTTGACAGACTTTTTAAGCATACCGTTAAATTGTTCAAGAATGCTGCCGGAAGAAAGCTGAATTCTATTGAATGCCATGATCTTATGTGTCATATTGCTGATACTGTTATTGTTGGATCGGTAAGAAGAGCGGCTTTAATTTCTCTTTCAAATCTTACCGATGATCGTATGCGAAGGGCAAAAGATGGTCAATGGTGGGAAATTCAACCTCAACGTGCATTAGCCAACAACTCAGTTGCATACACCGAAAAACCTGATTTGGATTCATTCTCAAAAGAGTGGAGAACGCTCTATAAGAGCAAATCTGGTGAAAGGGGTATGTGGAATAAGGTTGGTGCTAAAAAGATAGCTGAAGCTCGTGGAAGAGAGTATGACGGTGATTATATCCCTAATCCTTGTGGTGAAGTTTCCCTTCGTGATAGTGGTGGTGTATGTAATCTCACTGAGGCAATGATTCGTCCTAATGATACATTTGAGGATATTTTAAGGAAAGTTCGTTTGGCTACTATTATGGGAACAATTCAGGCTACACTTACCGATTTTCGTTTCCTTCGTAAGATCTGGAAAACGAATTGTGAAGAAGAAAGGCTTCTTGGTGTTTCTCTCACTGGTATTATGGATCATATCATCTTTAATAACAAAGCAACCAAGGATTCTTTTCATGAGTGGTCACATGGAAAGGCTATTTGTCTCGAAGAGCTTTTAAAGTATCTTCATGATTATGCGCATGAGGTTAATATTGAATGGGCAGCATTGCTCGATATTAACCCCACTGGTCATGTATGTGTGGTTAAACCTTCTGGAACTGTTTCCCTTCTCACTGGTACTTCTTCCGGCATCCATCCACGTTATGGTAAATTTTATATCAGAAGAGTGAGAAACGATAAGAAAGATCCTCTTTCTCAGTTGTTGATTTCTGAGGGTGTTCCTTATGTTGATGAGGGTGATAAGTACGTTTTCTCCTTCTATGTAAAGAGTCCAAGGCATTCTATTATTCAAGATGAAATTGGGGCAGTAAACCAGCTTGAATTGTGGAAAATTTACAAAGAGAATTGGTGTGATGGCAATCCTTCTCAGACTATTTACTACACCGATGATGACTATTTTGCTGTTGCTGACTGGATCTGGAAAAATTGGGATGTTGTTGGTGGGCTTTCATTCTTCCCCAAAAATGATGCTGTGTATTCTAATGCTCCTCTGGAAATAATCTCAGAAGAAGAATATAATAAATACATGGAAAAGTTCCCACAAAAGATCAATTGGGATCGTTTGCCGGAATTTGAAAAGGAAGATGCTACTACCAGCAGTCAAACAGTTGCCTGTAGTGGTGGAGCATGTGAATTAGTGTAAGGAATAACATGGTAAAATATATGGAGAAAATTGAAGTAAGTTGTCAATCATGTCAAGCAGATTTTATCATCAATCATGATTTATATTCACCATACAAGGTACAATATTGTCCTTTTTGTGGTGATATGCTGGATGATGAAGATCTTGAAATTGCTGATCATTATCAAGATGAAGAATTTGAATCATATGATAAATACAGTGAATATCATGATTATGATTCTGAGGAAAATGAAGATTTCGAAGATTCATATGATGATATCGATTAGATGAAAAAAAGAGCGTTCCTTAAAAAAGAACGCTTTTTTTGTTTGACATCTGATCTGAATAGTGTATAATAGGTACATGATTGAGCAACACAGACGGTGATGAAAAGCCGCCCAAGAGCGAAAAGCGCACTGATGTTGCTTTAAAATTGATCGAAAAGGAGATACTATGAGTCTTGCCATTCCAAATGATGTGATTAACTTCCCTGCTGCTGAGTACGTTGATCAATTTGGAACTGTGATGTTCATTCCTCAACTTCAGGACGGAATTATCTTGACAATGCCTCAAGGTGGTGCTATACTGTACTCCAAGAGAAATGATGCTGAATATCATGCCAGAATGTACAAACGTGGTTATCATGGTGGAGCTATCGAAGCTAGAAAAGAAGATGTGATATAAAAAAAGAGGTTGACAAAAAAGAGCTTACCGAATATAATAACAAACGGTGATGTTCATCGGATTAACCCAAGAAATTTAATATTTGATTAAGGAGAAAATCATGGATTATGATATGACCAAACTTGTCAATGCTGCTACTCATCTCTCTTCTCTTGAAGCAGAGATCATCGAAATCAAACGTGCTGGTGATGATGTTCATGAAGATCTCAACAGTGAATTGAATTTCGCCATGAACGATGTACTTCAACATATTGCCGATGCTATGAATGAGGGTGTTACCCTTCGTGATGTTGCCAAATCGGTACAACATCTGATCGAAGTCCCGGTTGATGACATCTTCCCGGATGATTCAGAGGAACACTTCTAAACAATAACAATTCATCAATATTTAAAGGAGATAGATATGAAAGCCACTGTAAGAAAATGTAGTTGTGGTCGTGTTTCGAATCCGATCCAGTTGGATATCGTCAAAGATGCTTGGATCAAAGGAAACGAAACCTTTTACGAGTTTGATTGCCCTCAATGCCGGAAAACACTTGTTGTTTCCACCATTAATGATCGGAGAATTCTCCCCGTTATCAATATCAAACTCTTCCTGAACGGTATGAAAGCTGTTTTATTCGGGTTCTGAAAAAAAGAAGTTGACGAACTATCAAAAACGGGTTATAATGTTGGAACATTAACTATAACCCGTTGCATTAAAGAGGAAATCATGAACTTTAATTTTGATTTACATAATAATTTACCATCAAGAGAAACTACTGTCTGGAGAACTCTTCTTGCTTCCGGGTTTCCAACATTTTTGGTTGGTGGTGCGGTTCGTGATCTCGTTCTTGGTAAAAACCCGAAAGATTGGGATATAGCCACAAAAGCTACTCCCAAACAAATCGAATCACTCTTCCGGGGGATGTATCGTGTTGAACATGTTGGTGCTTCCTTCGGTGTGATGTTGGTAGGTGGAATCGAAGTTGCAACCTTCCGGGGTGATCGGTACTTTGGTGGTGGTGATAAGGATGTTGAAATCACCTATGTTGAAACCATCGAAGAGGATCTTGCTCGAAGAGATTTCACAATGAATGCAATGGCTATCGATTTTAACGGTGAATTGATTGATCCATTTGGTGGTTATAATGACCTTATTGAAAAAAATGGTAATTTTCCGTTAGTGAAATTTGTCGGAGATGCTGACAAAAGAATTGCTGAAGATCCGAATCGTATATTTCGTGCTCTTCGGTTTGCAGCTACCTTACCAGCCTTACTGGATGTCAATACTATTCTTGCCATCACCAGAAACGCTAATAAGGTAAAAATGGTGGCTCGTGAAAGAATTCGTAAAGAATTAATGACCACTATGGAAAAAACTTGCCATACTTCTTACTTTTGGGAAGAGATGAGAACTACTGGAATATTGGATATCATTTTTCCAGAATTCTCGAAATGCTACGGTCATGATCATGGCAATTACCATGATGAGGATGTATGGACTCATTCTATGGTTGCCGGGAACAGAGTTTCAACAAGGTTCCCTTTGATCAAATTAGCAGCTTATTTACATGATGTTGGAAAGCCACGGTCTTATGATCCTGTTGAAAGATCTTTTCATCAGCATCAAACACATTCCGCTGATATTGTTCGGGAGTGGATGACAGAGATGAAGTTTTCTAATGAGGAAATTCGGTTTGTTGTAAATTTGGTTCTTATCCATATGGATGGTACTAAAGATATGACCGGAAAAGCCAGAAGAAAACTGAAAAATAAACTTTCCCGGTACAATCTCCATTGGAGGGATTATGTCCGATTGAGAATTGCTGACCGTCATGCTAACTTTAGTCGGAATCCTTTTACCATCAGTGAAATTAAAAAGTACATCGATCATTTCACTTTTGTTGAATATGTTCCTATCACGGTGAATAACCTTGCTCTTAAGGGTGGAGAAATAATCGAAAGATTTAACTTGACACCGGGACCGATAGTGAGTACCTTACAGAACAAGTTGCTGGAAGTTGTTTTGGATGAGGGGGAAGAGATGAACACTGTAGAAAATCTCGAAATCCTTATCAAACAGTTCTTGACAGACTTGGATGAAAAGGTTAATGTATGAGAATAACGTGGCAAGTCGATGATGGGTATGTTGGGGGCAGACCTCAACATACCGAGATCGATGATGAAGAACTGGAAGAATGCGAAACAGAGGATGAAAAACGTGCATTGATAGAAGATATCATTCAAGAAGAATTCTATCAAAAAATTTCATTCTATATTACTCATATCGATGATAAAAAAGTTTGATTGATATGAGGATCTTAACCTCAAGGAGAAAGTAATATGGCTCAACAATGGACACGAGTAACTGGACCGGATCTCCATCCCCAAAAGGATGTACGGGCAATTGCCAATAAAAACCGGATTACATCCAGTGAATTCGTTGCTGCCTGTGAAGCTGTTGGTATCGATAATACCAAACGTCAGGCTTCAAAGTGGAACAACAAGAAGGGTGCTGCCTACAATTATGCCCATCATGTTGATATGAATGGATTCAAACTTCCAAAGGGCAGATGAAAGCCATAATAGCCATTATTTTCCTGTTAATAATGGCTGGTTGTGCTCCAACAACAGATTCCCCTGTTGATAAAGAAGTCATGAGAATTGAGGAAGCAAGACAAAGCCTCATTTCTCATGATGCCGAAAAAGAGAAACATTGGTATTTTTTGTTGGATGAATCAAGACAGGCAAAGAAAATATGTGACCAGCTTCATAATGGGTTCCGTGGATGGACTAATACTGTAAAAGGTAATGTAATATCCATTAATACTTTCTCTTGTGAAGATGGTTCAACAATAATCGGTTTGCATATGAATCAAGCAGATCGGTCAAAATTCGTGCTTTTAATAAAACCAGTGAGTGAAATAGAATGAAAAAGAAATTGACAATGTTGTTGTTGATGATTATAGTTCTGGTTGCTGGTTGCTCAGTGTCAAATGAAGAGATGGAAGATGCTGTGTTTTTTTGTGATGGTAGACATAACGGTTATGATAAATGGGATGGTGCAAACCACGTTTGTAATGACGGTACAATGTTCTCTATCTCAATATATAGAAATTCTTCCGAAAATTAGTATTATTCGTTAACTTTAAATTTTTAGGAGATTATATTATGGCTAAAGGTAAACTTCACGAGCTTCTTGCAGTAGAAGCCGATCTTGAGGGACGTTCCCGAAACATCATGGATGAAACCCGTAAGGTTTTCAAAGAGAAACCTATGCTTTTTATGGGTTCAGTTCGAACTTATTCCCCAATCATCGAAGATGGTGTCAATTACCCTGATGAACATCAGGCTCTTACCACCACTGTTGATGAGAAGCTGAAATATGCTTCACAATCTATCGTAAATTATTACGATGCTCTTCTCCAAAAAGAGGCTACAAATCAGATTGCCGTTGCTGATCTGGTTGTAGAAGGAGAAGTTATTGCTAAAAGCCTCCCTGCTACATTCCTTCTTGGTATGGAAACACGTCTTCGTAAACTTCGTGAAGTATACGAACAAATTCCTACTCTTTCTGTTGGTATCGACTGGAAAGCCGATGAAGGTAAAGGTGAGGGTGTCTTCTCAATGGTACATCCAGAAGAGAAGCTGAAAACCCAAAAAACCACCAAATCAAAGGTTCTCTACGAAGCTACCCCCCATCACCCCGCTCAGATTGACAAGTGGGATGAGGTTGAGAATGTTGGTAAATACATCAAACACGTATGGTGCGGTATGGTAACACCTGCCCGTAAATCCCAACTTCTTGACCGTATTGACACGCTTATTCGTGCTGTTAAAAAAGCTCGTCAACGTGCCAACTCTGTCGAGGTTGTCAATGTATCAATTGGCAAAACCCTGATGGATTTCATCAATAAATAGTAGTATGGTCGAAGGTGGGGGAGAAATCCCCTACCATTTCAAAAGAGGTAAAATATGGAAATTGAATCCGGTCTTTCATTGGAAGACCTTAAAAAAATATCTGAACTTGAGTTTGATTCATCAGAAATGAGGTTGTCAGTCACGATAAAAGAATGGCTGAAAGAACTTCTGTGTAATGTTTGGAAAGAAAAAGATGGATTCTCAGGAAAAAGAGCTTTCGGTAGTTCAGATTGGGAATATGATGTATATAATGCCCTTGCCGAAAATGGTTATATAGATGGTGTAATAGATCAATATGGTGACTGGAATTTCAGTTCAGAAGCTCTTGATTATGCCGATCTTATCATAAAAGACATTATCATCGAGGTAATGTAAAAATATAAAAATTTGAGCAGTCTTAGTGTATGTTGTTAGTGTCATATGGGTATCTCGCTGAAATACCCGATTTAAGTGTAAGTGTTTTGCTCAAACAGTTTTACGGTTATTTAAAATTCGACTAATCATCGGTGAATCCTAATAATCGAAGGTCAGGGGTCCGATTCCCCTCCCGGCATCTATGCTTATCAACATAGGTGTGGTAAGTATAGATGCCGGGTAGCTCAGTGGTAGAGCGTCATTATAAGTATGAGAATCGCTGATAGAATGAAAGAATATACAGAAGTAACCAAACATTGATATGCCGACTGGATAGGCGCTTTTCTGCTAAAAAAGTTAACGGGTTCGATTCCCGATCAATAGACAACGAGGGGGCATTGGCAAGGATAGGTCGATGCCCCATATTTTTCCTTTCACTAACACAAGACAATGAGACAAGAACGCTTAAAACCAACTCAAAAATACCCAAAAATCCTTTGGTATCAGGTAAAAAACACTCCTCCTACTGAAAAGGAATACCAAATACTGGTAAATCGTCATTATGAGCGCTTAGTTGACTTATACACGATTAAATACCCCAATGCAACAGCAGAAGATATCGAACAAGCATCTCGTGAACAAGCTGTTACTGGTGCTGACCAAGAGATATCAAAACCAACTTTATTAAAAAAGGTGGTGGTCAATAACCTTGCCGAACACCAAAACATGATTAAAGTGATAGAAAGCTCTTCAGACTTCTTAAAATGGTATGAAAAATGAAAATTATATGCAATAAATGTTACGTACATGAATTAACCCTGCATGATTATAACGGTAAGATATATGCAGATCCATGCCCTTGTTTCGATGAGGATGATCAAATACGTGATCAAGAACTCAATGATGCGTATGTAAATGGTCATGCCGAAGGATACCATGAAGCAATACTTGAAGAATGTCCTTTATACTACAGACGTGGAAAATCAGACGGATATAATGAAGGTCATGATGAAGGGTATGATAAAGGTATTCGTCAAGGATATAATCAAGGTCATGAGGAAGGATTTGATCATGGTTATGATAAAGGTCATGAAATTGGCTATACCGATGGGCATGAAGTAGGGTTTGATAAAGGTCATGATCAAGGATATGATGAGGGTCATTCTCAAGGATACGCTGAAGGGCTTGATGATGGAAGAGATGAAGGAAGAGATGAAGGTTATGCTATCGGTCACAATGACGGTTATGAAGAAGGTCGAAGTGACGGATACGATGAAGGAAAAGAAAGCTGTGAACCATTATAAGGAAACAAGATGTCATATGTAAATATAAACCCCCGCATTGAAGAACCAATTGTAGTTGTTGTTAATGGATATCCATTGTCCGGTAAAGATACACTCTGTGAGTTTGCCATTATGAACTATCCCTGTATTATATACTCAACAGTTGATACAGTGAAAGAAGTTGCAGCTATTTTTGGATGGAATGGGCAGAAAACCCCCGAAAACCGCAATATGCTTTCAGCACTCAAAGATTTTTACGTTGAATGGTTCGATGGAACATTCAATGAAATGACCTCACTTATTACCTATGAATATATTGTAGGTGTGTCACAATTCGTTTTTATGCATACTCGTGAACCTCAAGAAATAGCAAGGATCTCCCAATGGTGTAAGGACACCGGGAAGAAATGCTTTACCCTGTTTGTTAGCCGTGATGAAGTGAGTAAAGATCATGGAAATCACGCAGATTCAGGAGTTTCCAATTATGATTATGATGTATATATCGAAAATAATGGAACAAAAGAAGAGTTTCGTGAAAAAACCCTTGCGTTATTAGAGAAAATGGTGTCTAATAAGATCATCAACGACACAATAACAGTCTGATTATCAAGGAGAGGTTATGAAAAAGATCGTTCTTATCGCTATAGTTCTGGTATGTATGTTGGTTCCAGTTTGTTCATTTTCTATGAATCCAGCTACATCATCAGCCATTATAACGACACAACTCCTTCTTCACCAACAACGTCAGGAACAGATGAAGAGGGAACAAGTTCAGAGAGAACGGGAAATGAAAGAACGGGAATCTGAAATGCTTCGAAGAAAAAAAGAATACGAAGATAATGTTCGTATTGAGGAAGAATCGAGAACTTATGATTACAATGAGTATGAACATGAACTGGAGGAATCCATTATTATGGAAGATTCCATTGATGAAACTGAATAACAACGCTTGATAAACAAGCAATTATTAACAATCTCTTATTTCTTTAAGGAGAAAACGTATGAGCCAGTCATTCGAAATCGGAAAAAAATATGTTCGTGGTGTAAAAAAAGGAAAATCCTACACAGAAAAGGTCGAACTTGAAAACCGGGATGCCATTTATTCATATCTTTGGGATCGGGCTGAAGAATACGAGAACAATAAGGTGAATTTCATTATCGAGTGGTATTCACCGAAGTAAAAATCCTCCCCGGTGGAATCTCCTAAATACAAACAAAAAGGAGATTCCACCAAATGAAAGAACTTAAACAAAAAGATCTTAATCCACTAAGAGCACAACTTCATAATGAACAAAATGGCATTTGCCCCATATTAAAACAGCAGTTCGATGTATCAGAAATGGTTATCGACCACCAACACAAGTATAAAAAGTCAGATCCAAATGGTGTTGATGGTGCTGGAATGGTGAGAGGATGTATTCAATATCAAGCAAACGTTATTGAAGGGAAAGTAAGTAATGCTTATAAAAGATATGGATTGCATAAATTTATATCATTACCAGATCTTCTCAGAAACCTTGCAGATTATCTTGAACAAGAGAATTTGCCGTACATTCATCCAGACGAAGTAGAAAAGCCAAAGAAACTTATGAAATCAAGCTACAACCTACTTAAAAGCTCCTACAATGGAAAAGCAAAGTTCCCTGCATACCCGAAGTCAGGTAAAATTACTAAGCCGTTAGAGAGGCTTTTTGAGGCTTATAAAATAGACCCACAATTTTACAAATAACTATTGACATCATAACCGTGATTGGTTATAATATGAGAGTCAAAGGGCAATAATGCCCAATTCAAATCCTTTTTTGGAGATTATATTATGGATAACCTGCCTGTAGTATCTGGAAACCGTCTGCCGATGTCTTTTGAGAGAAATGTATATGGTCAACTTCTTGGTGGACTCGACACGAAAGTAATGAATGAAATCATGGGAATTCTCTCTGCTATTTTCGGTCCCATTGATCCCGATAAGATTGTCTTCACAACAATGGAAGATTTTCTTGGTATCGAGCCTCCGAAACCGAAGAAAACCGTGTTTCCTCCTGATGTGAAATTCTCTTATTACGGAAACACCAGCCGTATCACTGATCATGGTGGTGTTGTTACCATTGCCAGTTGTATCGATACCGATAATCGTGTTGTCTTTTATGGTCTGTCATTCTGTTCGCCAAAGGACAAATACAACAAAATGACTGGTAAAGAGATTGCTTACACCGATCTCATGGAAAATATGTTTTCTGTAGCCTACACTACCAAGAAACATTATGCCGTGAATTCTGCCATTCTTGCCGATATCTATGCCCGGAAAGGATATCCTTCATGGGCTAAAAATATCATCGTCTATGAATTGAGTAATGCCATAAGAAAGGTGATTTTCAAAGATATCGATTAATCAAAGTTCAAACATCAACCAATAACCTTTAAATAAGGAATATATTATGGGAATCAATGTATCAAGAGAGAAACAACAACTTATTCTGTTCTGGATCGGGCTGTTAGTTTGCTTCTTGTCTGTAGTTGTCGCTATCTGGCTTGCTGGATGGGTGTGTTTCATCGGTGGAATCGTCACTATTGTTGAAGGTATCAAAGCCAATCCAGTTAACGGATACCTCATTGGTTGGGGTGCTTTGAAATTCGTCTTGACTGGTATTGTTGGATGGGCTTCTTTCGGTATAGGGTTTGTGTTTGGTCTTACCCTTGTTCACGCTTCTCGGTAAAAAAATATGTGGGAAATTGTCTACTTCATAGTTGCGGTGTTTGTGTGTGGTTTTAAAGCTGGTTCGATAATCCACAACCAGATAAATCTAGCTTATATATGCCATCTTAACCATAACCACATAAAGATGATTTCCCACATATTTCTAACATTCCTCACTCCTATCGGGTTTTTCCTTGCAATAATGCTGGTAGGAGTGATTCTTGAAATATGTTACCCATTAATATTCATTTAAGGAAAAAATAAATGATCCTCTTAGATTACTCTGCTGTAGCAATTGCAGCAATGATGGTTTCAATCAGAACAGAAGGAGAACTCTTGACAAAAGATTTCGCACTGCATATGATTATGAACTCGATCAGAAAAGCAAACAAACAATTCAAACGAGAATTCGGTAAAATGGTAATATGCTGTGATGCTGAAGATAATTGGAGAAAAAAGGAATTCAAATACTATAAATATAAACGAAGAAAAGACAGAGAAGATTCTGATATTGATTGGGATCTCGTGTATGAATGTCTGGAATTTGTTAAAAATGAGATACGTAATGGATTCCCTTATCTGGTAATTGAATGTAATATGGCTGAAGCTGATGATATCATCGGTACTCTTGCTGAATATGCGTCATTAATCGAAGAACCGACTGTAATTGTCTCAAATGATAAGGATTTTGTGCAACTTCATAATTCTTTCGTATGTCAGTACAGACCATGTGAGAGTTCATTTTATCGTCATCCAGAACCGATGATGCATTTGAAAGAGCTTATTATTCGTGGTGATGCTGATGATGGTATACCGAATATCAAAACTCCAGATGATCATTTTACTATTGAAGGCACACGTCAAAAACCGATATATGCAAAAGATCTTGAAGTTTGGCTTTATGATGATAACTTGTCTTTTCTCACTGACGAAACAAGGAAAAATTACGAAAGGAATGAAAGGCTTATTGACTTGTCTTTCACTCCACCGGAGATTATTCAAAGCGCAATTTATCAATATGATAATCATCAGGTTCGACCTAATAAGCCGAAAATGACGAAATTCTTCATGAAAAACAGGCTGAGATATCTCCACGAGAAAATTAACGACTTCATGTAAAGGAAACTATGAAAAGAACAGTATATTTCCCCGAAATCTTTGAGATGGTGGGGAACGTAGAAACAAAAGAGGAAAAAATTGCGATCCTTCATAAATTCTGGCAAGAGAAAGGATTTTTTGATATCCTTCGTTTATGTTATGATCCACGAATTGAATGGATTGTTACCAGAGAAGAGATTGAGCACCTGACTTATAATCATATGGACATTGCCGACTATGATTTAGCTCCTACTACGTTGTTTTTGGAAGCTCGTCAACGTCTGTACAACTTCACAAACAACAGGAAACAAGGCAAAGCTCCTCTTGAAAAGAACAAGGTAATCAAATTGATTGCTAATATGTTTTCGGTATTACACCACAAAGAAATTGAGCTTTTCAAGCAGATGGTATCAGGTGAAATCCTTGAAACAGGAATTACTGAAGATCTTGTTCGGGAAGCATTCCCCAATTTATTGAGTCCTCCTATTAAACGTGGACCGGGAAGACCCGCTGGTGCTAAAAATAAGACCGAAGAAGAAAAAATAGCAGAGCAGGTTGCCAAGGAGGAAGCAAAAAAACCCGCACCCAAGAAAAGAGGAAGACCCGCTGGTTCTAAAAACATCCCAAGAGATGAAGAAGGGAATCCGCTTCCTAAAAAACGTGGCAGACCTGCTGGTACGAAAAACAAAAAGAAGCCAACAGTAAAAAAAGTTGTTGACAAACCCGTAACAGAAGAGTAAAATATGCCATTATATACATTCAAATGCGAAAAATGTGAACATACATTTGAAGTGGTTCTGAAAATGAATGACAATAAAAAGCCATTATCAGAACCATGCCCAGAATGTGAAGAGGTGGGATCGATCTTCCGTGTATACAGTACAGGGGGATGGGTCGATCCCGGTATTTTAAAAGCCGACAAGAACATGGAAAAGTCTGGTGTGCTTCAAGAACTTAACCGTATTAAGCATCATCACCCTTACATGGTTTGGAAAGGCTAATAAAAGGAGATTTTTGTTATGGTCCGTATTGTAATTTTTTCCATTGTGATTATATGTTTTGCCACTATAGTTTGGCGGTATTTCGTATGGTCGAAACGTGAAAATGAACGTCTTCAAATGCTTGAACTTCAACGACAACAGGAGGATTTGTTAAACCAAAAGAAAATCGAAAACAAAGCTCTCCATAAAAGAGCCGAAGTAATCAAAACCCAATTGAAGAACGTCAAGATCAATAATACTCTTGACAAGATTGAAAAAGACCTTGAAAACCTGTCTGAAGATATGCCTGATGAGCTAGGTCCGTATGAATTGCCATCTGTTGATGATGAAGACAAGTAATCAAGAAAATTGAAGTAAAATTAAACTTTAAAAAAGGAATTAAACTATGAGACTACGACTTCCATCCGTGAGCAGTATTCTTGGTATTGTCGGTATCCCTGCCTTGGTCATTTTTGGTATTCTGTTGATTTCTCCAATGATTATCGGGGTAAATGATGCTGGTCAACGAACTGTCGTTCAGTATCCAAATGGTACATTGTTTGTAAAATTCGGTGCCGGATGGTATCCTAAGTGGTTCGGTAAAACCACTGAGTATAACGATGTTATCACCTTTGATTTTGATCGTGTAAAAGCCAAAGACAAAAATACATCCATCAACCAAGAAGGTATCTCTGTTCGTTATCAAGATGGTGGTATGGGTACTGTTTACGGTAAATCCCGCTATATGTTGCCTACCGATGGTAATACAATGGTAGAACTTCATAAGGCTTTCCGCTCCAATGAAGGAGTTGCCAATAAACTCATCAAGCCTGTAACTGAGGAAGCTATGAACCTCACTGCCGGACTTATGACTTCTGAAGATGCTTATGCTACCAAACGAGCTATCTTCACTGAACTTGCCAAAGAACAGGTATCACTCGGTAAATTTCAGACATTTTTGGAAGAGAAATACACCACTGATGAAGCTACTGGACGAACCATTAAGGTTCAGGTTCCTGTAATCAGCCGTGACGAAAAAACAGGTCAACCAATTCATGTTGCCTCCGATCTCAAGACATATGGTATCGAAGTTAAGGGATTCCAGTTGAATGATCCCGGTTTCGAACAGAGTACTTTGAATCAGATCTCCAACAAACGTGAAGCTACAATGGCTATCATCACTGCCAAAGCCAATGCCGAAAGAGCCAAACAAGAGGCTATTACTGCTGAAGAAGATGGTAAACGTGATGTTATGAAAGCCAAGTACGAGAAAGAAGTTGAGAAAGAACGAGCCGTTGTTGAAGCTGCTCAGAAAGCCGAAGTTGCTGTCATCGAAGCTAAACAGCTTGTTGATGTTGCTGAACAGGCTAAACTTGAGGCTCTTGTAAAGGCTTCTCAGAAAGTTGAAGTTGCCGCTCAAAGTAAACTTGAGGCTGAACAACGTAAACTTGCTGCTGTTGAGTATGAAAAGGAAATGACTCTCAAAGGTACTGGTGATGGTAACTATAAGAAGCTGGTTATGGCTGCTGATGGTGCCTTGGAACAAAAACTTGATGCCTACAAATTCGTAATGGCTCATTTTGCTGAAGCCGTTTCCCAACAGAAATGGGTTCCTGAAGTTCAGATGGGTGCCTCTGACGGTTCGGCTGGTTCTGATGCTGCCAACTTGATCAATCTCTTCACCGCTACCAATCTTAAGGCTCTTGGTCTTAATATGAACATGGAAGGGATGACTGCCAAGTAATATCGATGATGTAACCTAATAAATAAAAGGGTAAAGCAATGGTGCTTTGCCCTTTTTTACTTTGGAGAATAAACAATGCCTTTAAACGATGAACTTATAATACCTATAATGCCAGTAAAGTTTGACCCATTAAGATTACGAGCAC